TTTTTACTCTTTGTTGGAGTATTTGCTTTTACTGTAAATCCTTTAGCCATAATAATTTGCAACTACAATTATATAATACAACATTATATAGATTATGTCAATAAGAGTGTTCTGTACCGTTATCAGCATCTTCAACTTCACTATATGTTAATTCATCTCTAAAATAAGATCTGTATATTTTATCCCATATCAGATCAAACTCGTTTTGATTTAAATTCTTAAACAAACATTTATCTTCAAGATAGATGTGATATGATTTGTTCTTAGTCATCTCTTTCGGTAATAAAGATTTCATCGTCCTCCATTTTTAAATTAATTTCTGTACCTTCGTACCAACCCTTTTCATTTACCATCCACTCTGGAATGATTGTATAAAAGTTTCCAGTTACATGATCAACCTCTATTGTCGTAAAATTTTCTGCGGGATTTTTTTTCATTCAGTCGAACCTACCAGTTGTTTTTATATAGCGAAAAAAATTTTTTGTATTCGCTGATAATTTAGCTCGCTTTCGTAACACTTTATAGATTAGGGAAGTTACCCTTTTTTATATACGGGGGCGATCACGCAAATATAAACAAACCCCCATCAAAGGGGGCGAACTGCTGATTCACGAACGAACGAACCGAGGGTTATTAAAGTTTGCGTGACTGAACGAACGTCTGCGGACTAACTTAATGTGTCCGTACTCATTGAACTTAACATATCCTTCGCCCTCATGTTGCTCCCCATTCAAGGTTGTTTCCAACTCTCCGAACGTTTCGCATGTGTCCATGTAATCTTCCTTAAGTGATTGTACCAACTTCCAAAGGAAAACAATCTTACTATTCTCCCATTCTTTGGGGTTAATCTCTCTGTCCTCACGAATATATGAATTAAGTTCTTTCTTAAGTTCGGCAACCTCACGATCATTAGTAAGAAAGTCAACACCCTTTGCCACGATACGGGCAAACTTGATATAATTATTAAGTTCACATAGATCCCCTTCTGCTACCTCTGGACGTATGAACTTGACATATCCGCTGCGGTCTGATAGATTATTATGTAGTGGATACGGTCTATTCTCATAGTATTCTGTATGCGGTGCGATTATGATCTGCTCATCTGCTACGGTAGGAAGTGTATAAGTTAGCGTGTTGGGTGTCCATGTATTAGATCCACCGAATCCGATGAAGTCCCCTTGATATATGCTTTTATCTCTGGACGGCAACCAACGGAAACACGCTGTAAGAATTTCATTCAACTCACCCTCATAATTTGCGTCTATATCATCATACGACTTCATCAACTTTGGTTTACGCTTATTAAAAACTGACTTTGTACCCACGAAAAAACGACCATCTTTCGGATCATTACCCCACACGACAGCGGGTGATCCATCAATTTTTGCGGATAAGTTACCACTGCTGCCCATACAATCAAGAGCAGATAGATCCCCTGTAAGGATTGTGTCTTCGGGGTGTTCAATGTGAGTTAAAGGCATAAAGAGTAATAATAAGAAGTAAATAAAGTTCATTAAGCAAATATTGGATCAGCGTACTTAGAACAGGGGTGGGGTTCAGATGGAGAGCAACCGAAAGAGGCGATAAACCTATCAAGTGCTTTCACGTCAAGTTCTGAGAGTTCATCGAAATCAACTTGGGCAATGTGATCAACTCCCCACTCTGCCACCTCAAATACGAACTCTTCCCAATCGCAACAAACATAGGCAACGTTTTCAAAGTTGTCGCTTGATAGGATTCTGTCAGAGATTCTTTTTGAAAGTTCAGTCATAAAAGTTTTTCGTTTGTATACTACAATTATAAAGGAAAATCCCCCAAAAAAGGGGGATCAATGTGACAGTAATTAGACTGTCATACCTGAGATAAAAGGAACTACGGAACCTGATAATCTATCGGATACATACCAAACCCAATCTTTTTGAAAGATTCCCATGCTTGGCACGAACTCATCAAGTAGTGCATTTAATCTTGACTTAGTGGTGTTAGACTGCCACCCGCCATCTTTGATTGTAAGTGCATTTGTTGCAGTGTCTACGGATGCAATGTGGTTCCCGTGTAGATAAACATCAACGTCGGTTGTAATGCCATTAGTCTTGAAACAACGAACTGTTGTATTACCAGATGAGAAGTTCTTTCTATATCTGATTGCAGAGTTCATCATCATTTCAATTTTACGCATGTTGTAAAGGGGGTGAATTGCTTATGTACCTATTATAAACGATAGGTAAACGTTTTGCCTGCAGTGAGTGGACAGTAATATAACTGTCACACTAGAAATCATTTAGGATTGACTTTTTACGAACTGTGCTTTTATAATATGATGTCTTCTTTGGATCAGGCCCTAAGAAGTATTCCATGAGATCCACTTTTGAATCAAGTAGTGCTTTTGTCTTTTTGTTCATTAAAAATCCTCTCTGAATAGTTGATAGTAAAGTTCGTTCATGATACCAAATTCAAACGAAGTTGATGCATGCTCTTCGGTTTCACCCTCATAGCATTTCAAAATTTCATCATAGTCCATCATAAGTCCTCCATTGAAATTCAGTAAGTTTGTCAAGTATGTTTTGATACTCTTCATTATACTGCCTGTCTAACCTAGCATCAACTAGGTTTATGACAGTTTGTAATTCGTCTTGAGTTAAAGGCATTATAGATACCCCGCAATTTCGCAACCTGGTTCATCATAAAACCAACTCATAGAGAGATCGTCGTATTGTTCCCTGATAGCATTACAGATTTCTTCGGGTGGAGACCAAGCAGTTTCAAAGTTAACCTCGAATCCGTGTGGCATATCGCATTCATCTATTTCTAAGGAGTAGCAATCCCACTTAGTTCCCCAGTTTTGAACACGCCAGTTATACCATCTATCGTCCATAACGTCAGTTGACTCAAAACGCAATCCACTTCTAAATGGTGTTTCTTTATCAATAATCATTTTAGGACACTCACCGACTTCACCTCTAGGGTTGCTGAATGAATACTCTTTAACGTCATTCTCATGTAATGGCACTTTAGACCAATCAGGTTCGGGAATGAATGATCCAAACACTGTATCATTTGGTTCTGTGTTGTCGTCAGTTGCTAGACCCTTTTTAAATATGTTATGTAGTTTTAGGATCGCAGTTGTGTCGTCACTGTAGAATGTGACTCTGTTATGACAATGGTTAGGCACTATTGTAACCTCCCTTCAAAGATAGTATTTGCTTTTCTCTCAAGTGCTATTTGAACACCTAAATGATCTTCGATAGTTGCAAACATTTCTGCAGTTAGTTTGTTTGCTTCACAGAATTCTGTGATCGCTTGTTCCATACAATCTTCGAGTATGGATTCATGATGTAAGACTGACATAAGACTTTGTTTATGTTTATAGTATTAGTATACTATATGGCAACTGCATATACTACAACCTATGTGACACTAATATTAGTGGCACACCTGCTGCAGCGGGTGCTGCTGCAGCATGTACAATAAAGGAGTACGAATAGAAAAATCATTTAATGCAAACTCATTCAATTACCCTAGGCATGAACATCCCAAACGCGGGATCCGTTACCAATCAAATGTGGATCGACTTTCTAAACGTTACGGTCCTTGCATCTCTTGAGTACGCTACTATCACCGACGCAATCGGTATATACAAAGGGACGCTAGAAAAGTCCAAGGTGATATCCATCACCACGGAGGATCCTGCAGCGGTAGATGCACTTCGCAAAGTGGGTGATGCATACAAGCAGCAATTCAATCAAGATGCTATAATGTATGCTGTACAGGCAGTCCCTATTTTACAATTTACATGACAGACTTTACACCACGTGAGATCCTAAGACTCATTGCTTTATTCTTTGCTGAGATCCTAAACATCTCAGCTGCCGATGTGCCAGTTGGATTAGTGGCATACTTCCTATCGTAATGTGCTCACCTATCTCTTATAATAGAATCAGAAACAAACCCCAGAGGATTTATGTTCAACGACAAACTACAACCAATCTACGACGGAAAGGTATTAGTCAATCAATCAGCAATGGACAATCCAATAGTCCAATCAGCACTAGCAGAGATGTCAAAGAGAAACTTTGAACCTCAGAGAATTAACAAGTATGGAGTATGGTACATTAGCGATAGACACTAATGTTACGAAATATATCCATTTACAAACAATCACTTATTAACGTCCTTGATGACGCTATAATAAGTATATACAAATCATTCACACCTAAAAGCATTATGACTACATGGGCAGTTCAACCTTCAGACTATGGCAACGAAGTCAAGATCTGGGCAGACGTATTCGACGGTTCACATTTTCCACAGGCAAAGGCACATGCAGAAAGAACTGCACAGCAACTAGACAGACCAGTTACAATTTGGAAAGTCGGAACAGTATCCGAGTTCAAGTGGATGGAGGTTAAGTAATGACAGTTCAATGGGAAAGAACACTCACAATGACCGAAGTTGAGGAGGAGGTATTAGTCACTATGTGCAAATACTTCATTGAGAACAGTTGGATAGACAGAGAGACAGAAAACGCATTTGACACACTAGTCGAGAAAGTATGCGAACCCGCACCTTGGGACTACTCAGTAAATGAGTAGACCTTGGGACAAGTCAGAACTCACAGAGTATTATGACTTAATGGATCAGGCAAAGCGTTTTGAAGTCGTCGAGGATGATGACTTTAAAATGACTATTGACTACCAAAACATGACCTCTATATTCGAGGTTAAGTAATATTACAGACCCACACTATGTGGGTTTTTACTGTATAATAGTACTATAAGCGAAACACCCAAACATGGAAGTTCAAGCACACGGAAACTACTACGAGGATCTTAAGACTAAACAGATCACTGGTTTAGATAAGAAGTCCTATGACGCATTAAAAGAGAATGGTTATACGTCAGGTATGGACATCATGAAAGGTCTATTATCTGTTAGTGACTACAGCATTAAGACTACAGGCAGTAACAGTGTTAACTGTGGCGACTTGTTAAGACGTAGACTGGAAACAGACTACAACCTAGTAGTAGGAGTGTATGAGCAGTGCGGGGAGAATAAGGTATTCCACACAGAATACACATTCTACATCAGACCAGAGCATGAGCAGAAACTCTGGGGTTCTATGTCATACGATCAGTTAAAAGAGTATGATGACTATATTAAGTCTATACCATATGGACAGGAAGCAGAAACTAAGACTAAGAGAGAGTTTCATAAGAATCGCATCTCAGACAAAGACGCATTATTTACAATCAATCCAAAGGCAAACTCTCAGCAGAGACGTGTTCAATGCACACTTAAGATTAAGCAGATGATCAAGGCAGGAATACCACACACAGCAAGAACAATTAGAGAGGAAGTATACTCTCCTAAGAGGAAATTCAAATGTAACTAATTGTTTCAATTCGCTGATATATCCACACTAAGCACACATTACCCTTTATAATAGAGGTATACAAACAAACATTTACATCACATTAGATTATGTTAATTGAAAGATTCGTTGAAGTTCCCAACACAAACATACAGGAACCAGTTCTAGCAAGTCAGTTCGCAGACGAACTATGCTTAAGTATCGCAGATGACTACGGATATGCCGAGGTCGTATGGTATGCCCTAAATGGCAAACGTGTAGTAGAGGGGTCATATGGTAACCCTGCTCTAGTAGGGGGTGTATAAGATGTCCTTTTTTAAACACGTTCAATTACACAAATACGATCTTACAGACAAAGGTGTTTCTCAGGCATGTTATGATGAGATCGTTGCATCAGGTAACAACTCATCTGAAGCACAGTTGAGAGTTCTTGCAGATCACATGCGTGAGGAGTTCAAGGACTACATGAGACCTCTCTTTCACGGGTAGGGGGGTCATATGGATACGGGGTTATATAGAGACATAGTGTATACAGAGTATATGCTTGAGCATGACCTGACATACACAGAAATGCTTGAGCGTGTGCATGTAGATGAGATGCTCAAGCGTGTTGCCCACATGGAGTGGCAAGATGAACAGCGGACAGCATGGATGAGTGGAGAGTCACCACAGTACACAGTCCCAGAGGATTGTCCTTTCTGATGTGTGGCATTGTGTAGGCATGGGTGAGCAACGCACTATATTCACAACGTGAACGAAATGTGGTCATAGATCTCTTTAAGTCGAACCTCTACACATGTGAGACCACTTGATGCCCTCGAAGTCCTAAGACTCGCGAGACCGAGGGCATCACCTCTAACCCAGTCAACCCAGTTCGCGTGGCGGGGGGTCGTTATAAGGAGTCCCAGAGACGACAATCTATAAAGTATGGGAAACGCGAGCGAAAAAATAAAAAAAATTTCTAGTAAAAAATGCCACAGGTAATTTTTGAAACAAAAGATTGGTCTACTATAGTATTCCTCTTCACAAATATAGATGAACCCAATCATAATGGTAAGGCAATGACTCGTGCTGCCCTCAGAGAGTTTATTGCAAGGCAACCTGTAGATAGTTGTGTAGAACCTATCAACGTCCATTGGAATAAATCTGACACCCACACATATTGTGTTGTAGCATGTTCGAGAGAACGTGTTGGAGTCGATATTGAATATATGAAGAAACGTCCTTTTGAAAAAATTTCTCGGAGGTATTTTGATCCTACAGAGGTTACTGATGATATGGAAATATTCTTTGACATCTGGTGTCAGAAAGAAGCATACACTAAATGGAAGAAAGAGAAGATTGCAGACAATATGAGAGGAGTAGTTACAAGACCTATGATACCTTTAGATAATCTACCAGACAATGTTGTTGGATATCTTTGCACTTGACAATGTGTTAGTTTCAAGATATAATAAATAAATCAACATCTCCTTTTCTCTTATGCGTTACGTTCTATATGACGATTCTTTTGACGAAGTAGGTACATATGACAGTATCTACGATTTACGTAAGTTTCTCTGCGATAGAAAGTATGAAGTAGACTGTGATAAGGATATAGGAGACACTTTTGATTACATTAAACATATCAAATGGCACTTTGATATTAAACAAGACTAGGAGGAACAATGTCAGGAGATTACTTTTCACATACAGATAGAAGGTATGATGAGATAATAGAGAGGTTGGATGCACTTGAGAAGAAGGTGTCTAACTCTAAACTCCTCATGAAGAGAACTGTAGATGGCGAGTATGAGAGACTCGTTGATGTTGTAGTGGAGCATGATAGAACTATTACAGAGATTGTAGAACATACTGTCGGAACTCTGACAGAAGGCGATGATACGAATTGGTAAGAAAATACTTGAAGGACTAATCCTAGCAGGAGTCATCATTGGATTCGGAGTGATATTCCTGTTTGAGGCATTGGATTTATTTCTAGTGCGACCAATATATCAGAGATTGTTTAAAAAGAAAAAACCGCGTCGTACCCCGCGTAGGTCTCTAAATAGATAAGAGATATATCATAAAAACTATGCCCGCTGTCTCAAGAAAAGGTGATTCCCTTAGCACAGGTCATGGGTGCGTCGGGTCGACCACCCTGAGCACGCCTGGTCAGTCAACTGTCAAGGCAAATGGAATCCTTATCGCAAGAGTAGGAGACCCAACCGTATCTCATGCCTTTCCACCCGATCCACCATGTGCTCCACATGTTGCAACGGTAAATGCAGGATCCCCTAATGTATATGTGGAAGGTGTTAAAGTTGCTCGTATTGGCGATAGTGCTGATGCAGGAGCAATGACTGGGGGAAGTCCAACCGTATTCGCAAATGGAAATTAATTTATGGCAATGACATGGAACACTGGAAACAGTATTGAATCGAAACCAAAGAAAACAGCACAGGGTCGTGGTCAACACACGAAGTATAGTGCTACATCACGTAACAAAGCAAAGAAGAGGTATCGTGGCCAAGGCAAATAGAATAGTTGACGGTAAAAGGAACGCTAACATTCCAGTTGATATGTCTGATCACTTCTACGATCATGGTAATGAGTATTGTAGATACTTAATTACTGATCCTCGTAGTGACAGACAAGGTAAGAAACGTAAACCATTCGAGAAACTAGTATAAATAACAATTGATAAAGAATTGTTTCATTCGGGATGTCTTTGATATCAAAGTCTTTTAGAGACTTTAGCTTAACATTTGAAAAGAATGCTGTGACAAATGATATATTGTCACTTAAGAACGAAGCTGCAATCAAAGAATCAGTCAAGAATATTGTTTTATACAATTTCTATGAGAAACCATTTGACCCATTCTTCGGTGGGAACATAATTGGTTTGTTATTTGAGAACTCTACACCTACCATGGAGTTAGAGGTGAAGCGTAGAATTGAAAGATCTGTTGAAATACATGAACCTAGAGTTACAGCAGTATCTGTAGATGTAGACTTTGAACCTGATCGTAATGAATTGAATTGTCAAATTAACTATTTGATCTTAGGTATCAATCCTAAGTTTGATGATATTACTGTAGCATTCAAACCATAATGGCATTTAATCAAGTTAATGCCCTTGAGTTCAACGAAATCAAGGCACAAATTAAAGAATACCTAAGATCTCAGTCACAATTTAGTGATTATGACTTCGAGGGGTCATCTTTGACTGTGCTTATTGATGCATTAGCATACAATACTTACTATACAAGTGTAAATGCGAACCTTGCAGTTAACGAAGGGTTCCTAGAAACGGCAGTTTTGCGTGAAAACGTTGTAAAACTTGCTAGAATGATTGGTTATACACCAAAATCGGCACGTTCTGCACGCACTATATGCGATATTTCAGTCCAAACAGTATTTCCTTACCCAAAATCAGTCACAATCTCTGCAGGATTGGTTTTAAACTTCACAGGATTGGACAATAACAACTTTGTTTTCTCAATTCCGACTGATATTTCGCAATCTGTGGACAGTTTATCTGGAATTGCAACATTTTCTAACACAGTTTTATACGAAGGCATCTTCTTAAACGATACTTTTGTAAAAGATACATCACAAAGACAGAGATTTATACTTACAAACGATAGAGTTGACACTACATCTATGATTGTAGAGGTAACTTCTGGTACAATTACAGAGAAATATCTACAAGCAACTGATATTACTAAGATAGATTCCACATCAAAGGTGTTTTTCTTAGAAGAGAGTGAGTATCAGATACCAGAAATACTATTTGGAGACGGTGTTGTAGGTAAAGCACTAACAAATGGCGATGTTGTTAACGTAAAATACACAACTTCTGCAGGAAGAGGAGCAAATGGACTCAAAGTTTTTGAAAATATTGGAACTTTTAGAGATAATAGCTTAAATGCAATAACTTCTGGCATTACAAT